ATGCTATTGAAAATCACTTTCAAATTGAAGATAAGGCCGATGTGATGAGAAAGAAAATTATTGCCCTGGCTCATGATATGCACTGGCAGCTATCAAGTGGGAAAGCCGATATGCAACGGGTAAATAGCTGGTGCATTGAAAAAGGGCCATATAAAAAGGCTTTGAATAAACACACAATAAAGGAGCTTTCCACTCTTGTGAGCGTGTTTGAAAAGGTCTATAAGGACTATATGAAGAAACTGTAAGTATATATGAGGAAAGAAAGTCACCTAAATCGCAGAAATAAGCTGATATATAATCGGTATGCGGAACTATGGGGGCAGGGGCTTAGGGAGGAACGTATTTGGCCACAACTGGAAGAGGACTTTTTTCTGGAGAAAGCTACTCTATATAGGATTGTGCTAAAGATGAGTAGGATTTCAGAAGATTCTCAGCCTAAAATTGAATTTATAGAAAAGGAGGAAGCGAATGGAGTTAACTAAGTACAAAATCACATCAGACACATTTGAGGGCTATTTTATGGTTGTCTATAAAGGCAGCCATTTTAAAAGCGTTTCAAATGAGGTTGAAAGTTCTTTAAATGATAAACAAGTAAACTTTATTCTTAACCACATCACTGATGATCCTAAGCTCCTTAAAGGAACTATTGAGCATCATTCTAAAAGTAAGCTTAAGGTTGAGCCTGTTACAGATCAGGAGCCGGATCAGGATCCAGAGGGCGCTCCAGCTCGTGATAAAATAGGTATTTTCTGTGCATTTTATGAGAAATACACCACTGTTAAATATAAAACAGGAGCTGCTGAGGCAGGTAAAATGAAAGCTTTGGGAGTTACTCTGGATGAGCTGGAGATTATTTTAAAGGCATACTTTGAGAGTGATGAGTGGTATTTGAAGCCAAAAAGCATCTCCAATTTCATTAAGAAGTACAACGAGGTTAGAACTATAGCCTATGCCAGGCCAACTAATAAGCCTAAAAGAAACTATCCATTGCCTTATGATCATTCCTTTTTCTTAACCCTGGATACTAATGGCCAGCGTGAGTACTGGAGTATCTTAAAAGCAAATGGATATGTATCTAAATACACTGCAGGCAGAGGAACTATTTGGGTTAAACAGAATGAATTAATGTAGGATATGACAGAGCAGGACTATATAAATGTTTCGGATCAGGCTAAGGTGAGGAATGCAATTGAAATATTAAATCAGATCCTGCCTGTAAATTCCTATGTAATTCTAAATGAGGAATACAATGAGGTTATGTCTACACTGGCAGCCTGGGAGGAGAGATTGAGAAATGAAATTAGAGTTGATTAATTAAATAACATATATGAGAATTTACGTAGCAAGCAGCTGGAGAAATGAAACACAGCAAAATGTAGTTAAAGAGCTTAGATCTGCAGGGCATCAGGTTTATGATTTTAAAAACCCTCCAGGAGGCACTGGTTTTAGTTGGTCTGAGATTGATCCTAACTGGTTAGAATGGACAAATAAAGAGTTTGTTAATGCGCTAGCGCATCCAATAGCCGAAAGGGGTTTTAATAGTGATTTTGATGCAATGCAGTGGGCTGATGCTTGTGTTTTGGTTTTGCCTTGTGGGAGATCTGCACACTCTGAGGCTGGTTGGATGCAGGGATCTGGAAAGCCTACGTTTATTTTCTCTCCGGGTAATCATGAGCCGGAACTGATGTATAAGATGTTTGAGAAGGTTTGTACAACACTGGATGAAGTTACGGAGGGGCTTAAGGATCTGGAGAGGTTGAAGGTGATTAAACGGGCATCAGTTAAACAGAAAATAGCGTTTAATGAGAGAGTACAAGCCTGAGGAGTTGGAGATTATTAAAAAGCACTGGAGTGATCCTCCAGAAGAATGCAAAGGGGCTTGTAAAATGTTTACAGGCCCTTTGCTTACTGAGTGCTTAACATGTGGCTGGGATGATTTCACTGGCTCTCATCCTGTATTTGATAAATAACTATATTTGAAAACTTAAAGCTTAAAAACACATGAAAAAAGGTTTAAAAATCGCTCTAGGAGTAATATTTGGATTAGGATTACTTGGAGCTATTGTTGGAGATGATAAAAAGCCTGAGGCTAAATCTGAAATAGTTAATTCAATCCCAACTACAAGTAATGCCTTTATTATTGCTAAGGATTTTGTAAAAAACAGACTAAAGTCTCCTTCTTCTGCTGACTTTCCGTTTGATGATTATAGAGCCAATGTAGATACCAGTACAAATACTTATGTTGTTCAATCATATGTAGATGCTCAAAATGCTTTTGGTGCAAATCTTAGAAGTAATTGGGTTATTAAAATGAGATATAAGGGCGGCTCCTGGGCTGATTATAAAAACTGGGAAGTTGTGAACCTTGAAATGGATTAATGAAATTTATTATAGAAAAAAAAGCCTGGTTGATTAACCAGGCTTTTTTTATGCTTCAATATTTCCAGTGAGCTTTAATCCTGGATTGACAGGAACCATTTTCCTTTTCCCGATAGGTTTGTTAATTGTACACTCGTACACCTGGATAGTATCTATTATGCTATTGTGGTTGTGATCAAACTCAGTGCTTATACCGCTTAAGGGAGTGCAGAAAGGGGTACTATAACCGTCCAAAAATGTATCAAAATCCTCAGCATTCTCCAGGATATTAAGAGCATTTAACTGGTTTTTACTCTTGTTATGGCTGCCATTATAACTCTCCTGGACAAAATGCACCCTCATAGTTAATTTACCACGTTTTGCACCGCTGAGCCTTTCCCAGGGAATTGGCTCAAATTCAATAAATACAGCAGGAAATGGAAACGGATCCTCCTCACTCATGTGGTTTAGTTGATCATTCCAAAGATCTATCCAGATCCCTGGATACTCCTGCTCAATATGCGCCTGTAGCGCCTTGTAAAAATCTGTTATCATGCTGCTTTAAAAATTGTACGCATTTCATAACTAATGATCATCATAATGCGCTTGTTAAAAAATCTGCTAGGCCCCATATATTGCCTCCTGGGCATAGTAGTATTAATGTTCCTGGTGTGAGAGCTGATGTTTACATTGCCTATGTCAACAGATACTCTCCTGGATCTCCTGGTGCTAATGTTGTAAACGTTCTTTTTAACCTTCATTCTCCTGGTGTGAGCGCTTACAGTTGCAGTTGCTTCAATTGTGCCTCCTTCATTGTGAATTGCAGCATAGGGAACATCAGAGCCAACTCTAACAAATGTGCTGCCTATCTGAGTGATCCTAATGCTCCTGCGTAAGCGGCCAGTTTTAACCAGGATTGCCCTGGTAGAGCTTCGCCTGTTTTTATTGGTTTTGCGCTCCTTCCATTTGTCAACCCTACTATCCTGGATAAAGCCTCCACGCCTAAAGCTCTGTTTTGCAAAGTTTACATGCTCATTTCCTATCTGCCTGGGCAATCCTTTCATAAAGGTTTTGTACTGATTGTATTGCTCCCTCAGGTTGAAATTTTGATTATTGCTTACAGATCCTCTCATCTTAATTAGTACTTAAAGCAATCTCAGAATCTCTTACAGCCTTTGTTAAAACCTCTGTAACAGTTCGCTCAATATCCCTATAACTATCCCTTCCAGGCTGCAGCATGTGGATCTCCAGTTTTTCAACCAGCTTGTTTATAGTTACATTAACATTGCGGCCAGATCCTGAGCCTCCTCCTGTTAGTGCTGTTTCTGCAGATCCTCCAGCTGTCTTAACAACCTGGTTAATCTGTTTTGCTTTGTCTCCTCCAGAAATAACAGGCATTACTGATTTATCTGGAGATGCTGTTTGTTTCTGTGTTTCAGTTCTTAGGCTGTCAATATCAGGGAGCTTAAAGTTTTTAAGATCGTTTATAGCGCCTTTAAAGTCAAGTGTAATGACCTTGTAGCCGATTGCAGATATTTTCTCAAACATCTCATAAATCCACATTAAATAAGGGCGGCCAGTAGTGTAAATCTTAGAGAAAGTATCTCCAATGCTTAGCTTTTCATTTAACCAGGATGCTGCATTCCCAATATGTACAAGTAAGTTCCATGTATATTTTAAAGGGATTAGAGCAGCATTAAAAGCGAATTTAAACACGTTCCCAACTCCACTAATAATATCTCTAACCAGGATATTTTCATTGTATAACTTTCGGCTCCAGTTTACCAGATCTAAAACTCCTTTACCCATTGCGTTCCATATTGGGAGAGCGGTTTGCCCCACCTGGATCATCATGGCTTTACCCTCGTTTAAAACTTGAATCCACACATCTCCACTTTGAGCAGAGTTTGTAAATGCTTTGTCTAGCTGGCCCTGAGAATTGGTAGTAAAGTTTATTGTTTCCCTTAGGCCATCAACATTTTGAGAAAGGGCTGCAAAGCCAGAGGCCGCCTCCATATCCAGGCCGAGGCTATTTAAAACTTTAGCTCGTTTCAAATCACTTAAGCCATTGAGTTTACCATGTAGCTGGTCGGCAATTGATACCAATGGCATCAGCTGGCCTTTAGTATCATAAAGGCTTACTCCAATAGCTTTGAATTTTTTAACCTTATCAGGATCTCCCAGGGTTTTAAAGGTATTCTCCAGGAGTGTTGCAGATCTTTCAGTTGATTGCCCTGCAGCTGTTAAAAATGCAAATGCTCCGGCTGTCTGCTCCAGGCTCAATCCTACGTTTCTGGCTCCTGGTATAATTTTAGGTAAGTATTGAGCAATATCCTTAAACTCTGCACTTCCCTTATTTACCGTAGCAAATAGAACATCATAAACCCTGTTTGCATCTGATAGACCTGCTGAGTTCATGGTTGATACTGCAGCTGCAGCGGTTGTCTCAATGTCGGTAAAGCCAGCTTTAGCCGCCTTCAAAGTAGGCTCCAATGCTTTCATTGAGGTATTTACATCTAAGCCAGCTGAGATAATACGGTTGAAGGCATCAGGAACGGTCATGAGATCAATTCGGCTCCTCTTGCCTATGTTTAATATCTCATCTGATACCTTTTTAAGTTCTGGAGGTGTGAGCTGTGCCGTTACATTAACCTTTGCCATTGCCTCCTCCCATTGTCCAGCCATTTGTCCGGCTTTAACATAAGCAGCACCAACGGCTACGGCTGCAGCTCCTGCAGCTGCATAAGGGTTAGCAAGCATTGCTAAGGAATCACCGATGATGGGAACCTGGCCGCCTATTTCCTCAATGATAGCTCCATGCTTTCCGGCAAAGTTTTTAAAACGGCCCTCAGCTCCGTTTAAAGCTTTGTTTAAACCTTTATCCATGCCTCCAATTTTTGCCTGGAACTTATCCTCCATTTGTAGGATCTTAAGCATTTGAGGACTAAAGAAGTCCTCCAGCCTAAAGGTGGTTGTACTGGTTTGATTACTCATCTTTATTCAGTTTTTTAGCCAGGATCTCCAGCTCGTTTTTAGTGTCGTTATCCACTTCTTTGAAATATGGATGATCCTTAAATACTTTCTTATCTATGCCAACATTGCCCTTAAATGTATCAGGTACCTCTAAGTAAACTATCTTTTCATCAGGAGTTACCTTTTTGTTTTTGCTTTGGATCACATCACATCTGCACTCCCAGTCAAATGGAGGCCAGTGAGTTTTCCAGTAAGAATGATCAGCAGGAAGGGTTAAACCGTTTATTGCTTGATGAGCTGGCCTTACATTGGCATCTCCAACGGTGACAACG